TGCGATTATTCCTTCCATGCTGTACCGCACCTCACATCAGCCCGAGGGCTTTAAGGATAACGGCGCAGATCGGCAGAATCACATTAAATGCGATCGCCGAGCCTGCGACATATATGATTGTGTCAATAAGTCTGTTTCCTGTTGGTGTCATTTTGACTCCTCCTTAAAATTTAACGAGATATTCCGCTGTGATCGTTTCAGGCGAACCCTCGGCAATCGCAACGTACATCTTACCGTTGTAAGTGTAATAGCCGTTCGGTATAAGTCGCATACCGGGCGACCAAACAAATGGATTATTAGCTGTGCCGACCGGGTTATCCTGCTCAACGTATATAGATTTTACGAGCTTATCGCCGAAATAATAATTGTGCCAGTCGTAGCCGATTTTATCCGACTGCTCAATCTTCTCGGTTATGCCGCCGAGCTTTTCAACCGTTTCACCCTGTACGACCTTGTTTCTGTAAGCTTTAGCCTCAGACCGTTTCATCCGATACACCTCCTGTAATTATAGACAGCGCCTCTTCTGCTGACAGATCTTCGTCCTCCGTCGGCGTTCTTGGAGGATTTTCGACCTCCTCATCGGGTTCGTCGAGCGGTACGGCGTGATAATTGTTCAGCAAGCTTTCAAAATCTGCCGAAAACATTATCTGCTGAGTGCTGTAGGTGTTGTCGCCTTTCTGTCTGAGCTTGTAACCATCGCTCGGCTCGATCACGAGCATTTTATAGCCGCTGTCATCAACGATTGATACAGTTGCGTGTTCGATTGGTTGTTTTTCGTAAATCATGCTATGATCACTCCTTTATTGTTTGTTAAGACAGTTGCGAGCGTCATGCCCTGCGTGGATGCAACGAACAACCCCGTTTCGGAGTCTTGTACGCAACGCCATGAGGTTAAATAGTCCTTTACAAGTGCCGAAAATTTAATCGTAATTTGACCTAATTCCGATCTATATTCGCGGACGCCGTTAACAATTGACAAGAGCGTTCCCTGGTCATCAGAGCTTGCTCCGTACTTTCCTTTCATCAAAGCGGGACAATCTGACAAGTCGAGGTCATGACTGATTGTGAGTGGATTAAAACGGACATACCTTAACTTTGAACACTTCTGAAACGTTCGTGTGTACCCAGTTCCGCGGCTCAGGTCAAGTGGTGTTCCAAGAATTGATTGTAGGTTTGAACAGTTTCGGAAAAATTCGTACCAATAACCGGCGTTGTATTCTTCTGCATTGTTTTCTTTTTCAATCAGCGTTATTTCCTCAATAGAACCGCTGTCGTTGAACATTCCACGAGGGTCAACAACGCACTCAAAGTCGGCAAGTGTAAGTTTCTTTAAATTTGCCGCAACCGCTCCGCCGAAAGCGTTAAACATGCTTCGTTCGCCTCTTGCGATTGTTTTCGCCGAGCCTTTAACGCTGAATCCACACTCTTCGACAAATTGCGAAACACGGGTACTGTCACGGTACACAGCGTTCGGTGTTTCAAGAAAGGGCAACTTAATCAAGATATCAGGTGAGTCAGGAACGTCGGGCTCTTCCTTGTCGAGCTTATATCCGCCTGTAATCAAGCTCGGAGGTGTCGTTGCGTGTTCAAAAGCATATGTCAGCGCGGAATAGTTCGTCAGATCAAGGACATTTTGCTCAGTTTTAAGTGGCAATTCATTCGCAATGTCAATAAGCTCGTCCCAGTCCGATTTCTTTAAGTCCTGCCCCGTGAGGTCGGATAACGTTTCGCCAAGCTCCGTCCTGTCGGTCTCTCTCTGCTCTGTTTTTGCTTTTTCAATGACGTTTTCGCCGCTGTCGTCAGCACCTTTTATGAAGTAAACTTTCGCCGGAAACGATGACCATTTGATTTCATCATTTTTCAAAAACTGAACACATAGGATAGATTTTTGAAAAGCAGTTATTTCAGGGCCAAGCGCAAGCTCGTCGGAGTCAACCTCGACTGGGAAACTTCCGGCTTCATTGTTGAAAACAGCACGCATTTTAAAATTTTCGACGGGCTCATCATTGATTTTGAGCGGCTTTACAAACTTGAGAATAGTTGCATTTTTTTCGCCTGTAACACCAAGAGTGCAGTTAGAGACATGTTCCCCGTCTGAAAAGCATATTTCCCTATTTTCTTTAACCGTCAGCGTTTCTTTCATCTGTCTTTTCCTCCAATGCGTCAGCTCCGGCGCTTTCTCTTGCGTTTGCTTCGGTACTTTCTTTCAAAAGCTCTTCGAATGCTTCAAGCTTGCCAACAAGCTTATTCTGCTGAGAGATCAGTTGATCTTGCATTTGAGCAAGCTGCTGAATTTTTGAAACTGTTTCGTCAATTTCCGCTCTCACTGATGATATCTTTTCTTCAAGGGTCATGATGCTACGTTCCTTTCCATGCTTAAAATCTTACTTTCAAGTGTCTTATTCTTTTCAAGAAGCTCTTGTACCGCCTTCCACGTTATAGCGGCCATAGAGTATAAACTTATGTGTTTTCCGTCAGAGCTCAACACTTCGGGCGGTGTATTGTAACCGTCGCCGATGACGAAGCCGAATGTCTTATTGTTTTCCTCCGAAGCGATATTGCTTTCTGATACGCTTGCTGTATTTAATGAGGCTTCGCTTGAACAAGGCTCGGCTAAGAAGTCGTATGAATAGATCTGTGACTTGGATGATTCGAATAGAGGTAGTACGGTTGAACTTCCTTGAATGTTTGTTTTGTTTTCAGCTAAAGAAGAAACCGTCACTGTTGAACCGCCCCACGTTAATTCTGAAGTGCCAAAAATCAATTTCTTTGACTCAATCGCCGAGCCGCCATAATTGTTATTTAGCCAAATAGAGCCCGCAGCAGTACCTGCCAATCCGGAAACGTTCAGTCTGACGAGCACTGTGCCGTTAGAATTTTTCAACTCAGTCGCAATTGCCGGCTTGCCGGCCGGGCTTCCTAAACAGTATGTCACGTTGTAATCGTTGCCTGAAACCTTTCTGTAGACAGTAAAGCCTCTCCACGCTTCTGTTGGACTTTCTGCGCCGATAGTTATCGGAACAGAGATATTAACTCTCGTTCGTTCGAAACTTGCTATTTCTCCACCAGAATTATCATTGTATGCAAATATCTTAAAGCCGGGTTCGAGGCTGCCGATTGTGCTTACATTAAGAGACGCTCCGAATCCTTTTAAAGTTTCGGTTTCATCGTCCTCTAATCTAATATTGCGATATGACGCGATACGGCAGTTATTTCCAAGATACTCGAGATTGTAGCTTGCTTCATTGACGATTGCTTTAAAATCGCCTTTTTTGGTTGTTATCTTGCCATTATCTAAGTCGATCAACATAGACGCATCTTCGGAGGTTATTACGCCCGCTTTTATCAGGCTCGCCGAAATGCTTCTTGCTGTCACATTGTTAATGATCAGCTTTCCGTCATCTCCGAGAAAAGCCGCGGTATACGGACCTTTGTATCCGTTTGGAGAGTATGAAAGACCGGCGGAGTTCCAACGGTACAGCTTTTGCGCCGTTTCAAGCTTGTCTGAGTCGCACAATAAAAGAAGCTCTTGCGGATTTTTTGACGGATTGAGCACAACATGACCTCCTGAAGCTCCGGTGATCTTCTTTGTCATATCGTCAAGCTCGTCCTGAAACTTCTGTTCAAGTGCTGAAGTATCCGGCGCTTCAGAAGCTTTCCGAAGCGCTTCGTTTGCGGTTCGTTGCGTTTGCTTAATTACGTCGGCGAAGTCTGCCCTTGGCGTTCCAAGCTCGAGTGAAACATACTTTTCGCCAAGTGAGTCATACACCGTTTTAATCACTTTCATTGACACTGTGACATTCATCAACGAGTTAATCACCTTTACTGTGTCACACAATGATACGGTCTCGAGACTCGGAACGAGCCTTGCGTGAGCTGTTTTTGATAAGTCAATCATTGAGACAGTCATGGAACCGTCAACAGCATTTATGTCATTGTTGCTCAGATACTCCGTTACATGCTTTCGGAGGTTCGCTTCGTTCTTTTCTTCTTCATTTTCAAAATAGCTTGAAAAATCCATAAAAAGAATTCTTTCTTCAATACCTGTCTTGTTCTCAACGTGCTGAACAATTTCAGATAAATAAACATACTGATCATCATTGATTACATACGGAAAGATGCCTGTGTATGAGCTTTCTACGGACATTGTAAGCTTCATTTCTGTCATGTTCTTACCATAACGAATTGTGATGCCGTTGTCTTTTCCGCGAGCTTTATGCAGTTTTATTTTGAGGTTGTCAAATTCATACTCTCCACCGAAGCAGTCGAGAACAGATCCGTCAATTCCGCCGAGAGCAGCTCTCGCGGAACAGCAGCCGGCGCCGAAATTCGTAACAGTGTCAATGTCGCAGTATTCGACGGAAAAGTTGTATGCATTTTCGGTGTGCTCATTTGCAGCGGATAAGATCCTGTTCATTGCGACAAGTGCGGTTGTTTTTTCTTTCGCAATTGATTTGATGGGATATCGCGAAAGTGAATATGAGACGTGCTCACAATTCGCGGTAACGGTTCCCATGATTGGCTTCGACACCGAATAGATCTTAAATAACTGTGGATCAGCTGTTGGGTTGGGACTTGCTTTTATATATCTCCCGGCGGAGATCTCCGCAAAGTCTCTACCGGCGGTCGGATATTCAAGTACACATTCATAAATGCCGTTGCGCTCCTCGGTCACTTCACAACGAAGAGCATCTTTTAAAAATGCAATTTTTGTATTTAAGTTTGATAATAAAATTGGAGTCATTAAATCGTCCTCCAATTGGGAAATACTTTCGCGGACTTGGCGCCGATAACGCAAACCGTATTGTCACCGGGTGCAAGCTCGGGCCATGTGTCAGAACCATACCCCGAATTAAAGTTAATTCCGCTTGCATAGCAAGCCTCGGAAAAGCTGTCAATGTTTACCGAGTTATATCCTTTCGGAAACGTGTAAATAAAGCTCTTATCATTAACTTTTATCGTAACGGCACCACCAAGACGATCGGCAGCGGTGATATAAATCCTTGGCAGTGAAGAGTCCTCATAAGGATTGGTTATGGTTGTTACTTCACTTGAATTAGTCGACACTGTTACGCCGAGCTGTCCCATAAGGCTATACTTGTAGGGTTCGCAGTCGAATTGAACGCTTGCGTGACCTACGTTCAGAAGATCTTCTTCAAACGATATGGCGTTTAGAATAGCTCCGTAACGAAAGAAATCAGGATCATATGAATCTGCCAAAATCTGATATCCTTTCTGAGACAACATTTTTTTGACTTTCGCAATATTTGCGTCTATATCGGCGCAACCGACTTTATAAGTTTTTGTAATGTTTAAAAAACAGTCGTTGTCTTGGATCACGTCACCGGAGCGGCCCGGAACGTGTGTTTTTGTGACGTCGCGAAGCGGAACTGTCGGAGACGGTCGCTTTTCAATGTAAAGTCCGCAGTCATTGTACGAAAACATTTCGCCGAATTGGAATTGATTTATTTTCATGCAAACGCCTCCATTTTTCTCTTGACATTGTTGTAAATCTGTCTGCTAAGTTCTTCGGCCGCACTCTCAATGTTAAAGTCTTTTCCGGGCGTACTGCCGAGAGAAATGTTAAAGTTAAAATTAAATGTTCTTCCTGCTGCGTTGTTGTGAACAGTCGGTTCTACTGATGCGACCTGGCTTTGCACTGCAGTTTTGAGCCGAACGCCTACATCGCTGTTAATGCTCGTCGGCAGGATATCTTTTATCTTTTCTTTTACCTTCTTCATCGACCGGGTAAAGCCTACGCCGAATCCTTGTCCGGAATAGTCGCCGAGCGTCGCAAAAACTGTTGACGGCGAACGAATGCCAAGCTTGTTTTTCAGTGTGTTTACAACTGTGTTTCCGAGGTTTTTCACTTTGTCGACAACAAGATGAAGCGAATTCTGCAAGCCTTGAATAAGTCCGAGAATGAGATTTTTACCGATATCGGCAAAAATTGTTGACGGAGAATGAATTCCAAACACCGCTTTTATGTTGCTTATTATAGTTTTGCCGAGCTGTTTGATTGTTGATAAGATAAGCCCTCTGTTGTTCCACAAGCCTTTAATGAGGCCTTTAATCAATTGTCGGCCCGCATCGATGATCTGCGGCATCATCTGCAACAAGCCCGAGGCGATTTCGAGCGTGATCTTTATTGCGGCATCGATGAGCTTTTGAAGTTGTTCCGGATTGCGAAGCATTCCGACAATCGAATCAACGAGATAAAGTGTTGCGTCTATGATTGCTGTAATAGTGTCGTCCTCGGTGAGCGCTTTAGCAAGGGTGGAAACAATAGTTGTTGCCGCTTGAATGATAGGTTTGAGGTTCTGCATTATTCCGTTCACAAGCTGATTGATGAGCTCAGACACCACCGGAATGAGCTGCGGAAGCAGCGTTGTGACTGTTTCGGAGAGCGCAGGACCTATGTTTTTGACGATTGTAACTATTCTCGGGATTATGTTTTTCCCTGCGGTTATGACACTGTCAGTAAAGTTGCCGACAAGCTGCTTGATGTTAGCATTTTCATCTGCAAGACCTGTAATGAGGTTTTGGAAAGTTGATTTGACTGCTTTGATCGAGCCTTGAATTGTCGTTGACGCTTCCTTTGCTGTTGTTCCGGTGATACCAATATTTGTTTGAATGACGTGTATAGCTTGATATACATCGTTCAGATTCGAAATGTCATACTTCTGGCCCGAAAGTTTTTCGGCATCAGCAAGCAAGCGCTCCATCTCTTTCTGTGTGCCGCCGTAACCAAGCTTGAGGTTGTCAAGCATGGTGTAATTTTGCTTTGCAAAGCCTTGATAGGCGTTCTGAATTGACGACATGTCAGTTCCCATTTTATTGGCATTGTCTGACATATCTGTGATAGCCATATCGGCAACCTGCGCAGCTTTTGCCGTGTCACCGTTGAGGCTCTGTAGCAAGCTCGCCGAAAAGCTTGTTACTGTTTCCATGTACTCATTCGCCGTCAAGCCGGCTGTCTTGTATGCGTTATTCGCATATTTAACAACCTCATTCGATGAGCTTTTAAAGAGCGTCTCGACGCCACCAACAAGCTGCTCGTAATCACCGAAGCCTTCGATTGACGCCTTAACAGCTTTTGCGATGCCTTTGCCAACAGCAACAGCAGTGGTGCCGAGTGCTGCCATGCTGGCAACTGTAGCTTTAAACGTGATTTTCGCAAGCTTACCGGCAGCGGAAACGATACGTCCAAGCCCTTTAACGGCAGGCGGCATGTTATCTTTCATTTCTGAGATTTTTGATTTAATGTCTTTGAATACGGTTTCGACTTTCCTTAGTCCTTTGGTCTGCTTTTCGACGTCACCAAGACGGTCATTCATTTTAGCAAGTTCTGCTTCCGCTTCATTAAGTGAAGCCTTCCACTTGTTGACTTCTTTTGAATTTTCGCCGTATTTTTTTGTCGCGCTCTCAACAGCTCCGCGGAGCGTGTTGATTTTAGCTGTTTGCTGTTCAATCTGACTTTTAAGATTTTTCTTTTCAGCAGTAAGAGCTTTTAAGCTTTTGGAGTTGCTGCCAAACTCGGCCGTGCTTTTCTTCATTTCGGAGCGGAGAACTTTCATCGAAGAATTGATATCGGAAATTGCTTTTCGATATTCTTTTTCTCCTCCAAGCTTGATCGTTGCACCTATTGTTTTACTTTTTGCCACTGCTTTCACCTCCTAAGCCGTAAAAGTCAATGTATTCATTGTATAGAGCGATTATTTCGCTCGGCGTCATGTGCCATGTTTCGGCCGTAGAAAAACCGAGTACGCATTTTCCGATAAAAAACAATCGTTTAACGCTTACTCGGTTTTCAAGTTTTTTGTTTCCGGTAATTCTCCGAATTCTTCAACCATCTCATCAGTGACAACTATTTCATTGCCCTCATCGTCAAGCTCCGGCGAGCTACTCTCCGCAGAAAGTCCTAAAACTTCTTTCATTGCTTCCGAATAATATTCGAGATTGCTCTTTCCAATCAGCAATCCGAAATACTCAAGCGGGATCACCTTTTCATGGGTACCGTTTTTTAGGTTATTTCGTGCGATTGCATCGTTTACAAGCCACGAAATGATTTTCTTAACGTTAGTCACGCTGTTAGCCTCTTCATCTGGAAGTCTTTCCACCTTGTCGAGAACATCTAACGAGGCGGCTACGTTATATATTTTGCCGTCAAATTCAAGCTCGACGGTTTTTAATTCTGAGTTAGTCATGTGTGCTTTCATATAAAATCAGGGCGCATTAAAGCGCCCTTACCCACCTTTCTTATTCTGTCTGTGCATTCGTGTTGCTCTCACCGGGGATCGTGCCACTGTCTCCGGTTGACGTCGTAGTAAAAGCGGCGCTTGTCCGTGTGACAAGTTCAGCGAGAACCGTTTTAGCGTCCGCAAGAGTTTTGAGCCCGAATACTCTTGTTCTCCACTTTCCGTCTATGTCTTTGTAGGCCTTTCCGGAAATGGTAGGTGTTGAGAATGTAATATTTTCGCCCTTCGTCTGGATCTTATCTTCGGGCAGCTCGAACTTGACTCGGTGCAGCATATATACATTGTAGGACGTAGTGCCGTCCTTAATGGATGCATATATGAAGCCATATGTGCCATAGTTAGAATCTGTGCTTCCGTCTTCAGTGACGAAAACTGCGGTATATTCCTTGAGCTCGCTTTTTTTGAGACCAAAAATCTCAACAGCTGCTTCAATCGCGATTTCGTCAATGTTGAGCGTGACTTCTGCGCTGTCAAACTCTCTGATCTGCTCGGCGATTTCATCATCGGCATACAGAAGTGCTTCTTTGAAGTTTGGCTTGACTGTTACTTCAATCATCTTGCCGATCGTTACAGCATCGCCGACGTTTTTTGAGTCGGCAAGCTTGTTTGACGTGCATTTTGCAAACGTCGAGCCGCAGGCTTTGAATTTTGCCATATCTTATTCCTCCGTTTCGTAATCTTCACTGAGAGCTGAGACCTCAGCGATATAGTGAGTGTAATTTGTTTCTGCTTCAAACTGCTCGTAGACATCTCCGACGGAAAAGTCGCCGGCTCTGAGCAGCCTTAATAATTCTTTTTTTTTCCGTGACTGTGCACTTTTAACAAATAAATGTACGTTGCATTGATATACAGTTATTTGCGGCTCATTGTCTGCTGAAAGCTCTGTACTTTCGACGATGCCCTCATATATGCCGTAATCTTCGCCGTTGCCTTGATAATAGCCTGGGTAAAACGTTATATTCAATTCTGAGAGCGTCTCGTCCAGTTTTTGAATAAGTGTCATAGTTCGACCTCCTTGTTGTAAACCTCCGTCATTTTGTCGAGTACGGCGCTTTCGGTGCTTTTAATAACCTTTTCGATAACCGATGTAGGCTTTTGTCCGTGAGAATTACCAAACTCAAGCGAGGCGAGCTTTTCCATATTGCGAACAGGCTTTTTGCGGACGTAGGTTTTACCGCTTTCGGCAATCATTGTCATACTCTTACCGGTCGGACGGACTATAACGACATTGTCGCCGTTTTTGTTCCGCCTTGGTTTTGTGGGCTTTACGGAGTTAACAAGCTCGGATGTTTGCTTGTGTAACTTCAATTCACTTTTCATCGACTCGACAACAATCGGACTTGCCTCTTGCAACATTTTTGCCGAGATCTTCTCGGTGTCCGAGAGCTTATCTAATCCCTTAAAAATGCTATCGTCAAAATCAAGCTGAAAATCCGCCATTTAAGTACCTCATATCCGAGCACGTAAGTTCAATTGCATCTTCGTTCAAGCTGTACGATTCTTTGATTTCATAGCATTTGCTTTCAAATCTTAAGAATTGTTCGCCACGGTACTCGGCTTTCTGAACTTTCACCGTTAGTGTTGCGTCGTAACCGCGGCGATACGCCGAGTCTTTCTGCTGACGTTTAACAGATGATACATCCGCAAAAACCTCTGATTCGGAAATAATGCTGAGGGTCGGATAACCCTCAGCATCTTTTACGGTTTTTCCACAGATGAGCGTAACGACATTATTCATCTGTATCATTGTCAGCCCTCCTATAACCCTTGGAGGACATTAACGTTGATTTAACGGAGTTGTACCGCTGTTCATAGAGTTTAGCCTCCTCAATGTCGTGGGTGTATCTTGACCTACACCACAATTTAATTGCATTAACTATGTTGCGGTCAAGTACGCAATCATCATCAACACTAACGCCGCATAAGGATAAGTCAGCAACACAAGAGTCGATGTTATCGGATATATCCTCATCAAGCTCGGCGTGCCTTATTCTCAGGTCCGTTTTGATTTTTTGGATAATAGCAGGGCTTGCCATCGTAAGCCTCCGATCAAGCTGAAGCCGGAATTGTCAGTGAGACAAAGCCGTTCTTTGCAACGACATCGGCGCCGAGGCTGACAGATCCGAGAATTGTATCCATAAGCGACGTAAATGCAAATTCCTCAGAAACCTTAACCTGGTAGTCGGTAAAGAGATCAAGCTCAAGGCACTGCGGATTTCCGTAGAACATTGTCGGAATAGCCGCTGAACCCTGTGCGGTATCAACGCAAGCTGCAAGCTCGGAGCAAATGCAATACTTGATCGCAAGTCCGCCGTCCTTGATGATGCCGACATTCGGGTTTGAGCCGTCAGGTACAATCTCATAGACTTTCTTTTTGTCCTGCGTTCCTCTGATTTTGCCGATGGCGCGAAGATCCTTTTTGTTAAGGAAAAGCACTGCTTCTCCGACAACGCTTTCATCTCCGCCGTATTCAAGGAGAAAGTCAGTAAGGGTGTTTTCGTCAAGGATGCCCTTTTTCGCAGAAGAAACAGATGCGTCGACGGCTTTGTTGAGGGCTGATGCCTTGAGCTTGGAGATAACAAGTTTAACGGCCGCCTTGCGGAGCGAAATAAGAGCCTGCTCCTGAACCTTAGCCTCATACTGGAGTGGCGTCTGGTTCTTTGCCTGCTCCGAAATCTGAGCATATGTAGCGAGCGTTTTCGGCGTGATTTCGACATAGCCGAATGTTGCTTCCTTAGCGGTTGCCGCTGAACCCTCTGTATGTTCTGCCGCTGCATCGGCGTCTGTGTCGATGTAAGCAACCTTGTTCGATCCCATACCGCCGCAATCAACAATCTTTACAAGATCGATGATTGAGCTGTGCTTTGCACCGACGGTATCATTGATTCCGCTGACTGCCGTAGGCGTTGCCAACTTACCGGAGCTCACAAGCGCCGCTCTGAGCTGAGTTGTAGCGATGCTTGTCCTTTTTGTCGATGCAAACTTTTTCGCTCTCTCCTCGAAATTCTCAGCGTCGATATTACCGCCGATATTGACAGATGTACCGATGGAGCCGTCAGCGATTTTCTGACGGAGTTGCTGGTAATTCTGGATATTTTCAAGGATTTTATTCCTTTCGGCTAAAAGCTGGTCAGCCTCTGTGTTGAGAGCATCAATGTTCTCAACACTCTCGTCGGAATCAACTATACCCTTGATCTCGGCGAGTCTTTCTTCAATTTCTTTGAGTCTTTTGTTCTTCATAAAGATCCTCCAATTTTTAATTTGATTTCAAGTTTTTTTCGTTTATTCTCAAGCTCTGCATCTCTCCGTGCTCTCAGACTGATCACTCCGTCAGCCCAAGAACGAGCATTGATTTCTGTGTCATTGTTCGCCGGAATGCTCACAGCGGACACATCATAGATTTTTTTTACGGTTCGGTGCGTAAATGTCCTTGTATTTGGATCGTAGTCATAATCACCAATCGCAAATCTCCACGACATTTTGGTAATCATACCTGCACAAATCTCATCGTAGAGAGTTCGTGCGGCTTCGGTTTTTCCGAGATCTGCAGCAAAAAACAAGCCTTCGTCTCTCGGCTCAACAATAAGAGTTTTATTGCTTATCCTTGCAAGGACTTTCCCTGCGTGATCATAAAGATATATAACGTCCGTTATATCGCAGTTTGTAAAACAGTTCCTGTCAAACTGCTCGTAATAATCATTTTCGCCGTCATTAAAGAGGACATAAGGCTCATAGCGTGCCGCATAGCCCTCTATGTAGTAGTTGGTGTCAATGAGCTTCTGACCGGAACCGGCGCCGAATATCGGCATATACCTTGTTTGACAATTATTTTTAAATTTTGTTTTATGATTCGGGGTCATTGTTTATCTCTCCTTTTTTGTTGTTATCCGTTGTAACCGTATCAGCCGGGAGGGCACCAAGCTCGACATAATCACGGCGAATGTAAAATTTGTCGCCGTTTTCGACGTGCGGCAGATTCAGAATATCCATTCCCATATTGGTGCTGAGCAAACCACGATCAAACAGCGTCTGGATCATTGCTGACTTTTCGGCATTTGTCATATACTGGAGGCGATTGGAGCTCCACATAATCGCATTACTGCGAGAAATCTGCAAATTGCTGTATGTCATTGCCGTCATTGCTTGGCTGAGCTGGATTGCAAAAGGCTCAACTTTTCCCTCGTAGTATGCCGACCACTTATCGCCGACAGCCTTGTTTTGCAAAATTTCATCGTTTGTGCCGAAATAAGTGTACACACGATCTTGTATAGCTTTCATCTGCTGGGTATCAACGACTCTCGGCTGGCTGTCGACTTGCTTAATGTTGGTATACGTGTTCGGAAAAAGCAGCATTCCGCCGGAACTGCCGGAAAAATTTTCCTTCGAAAATCTTTCACGTTCCGCTTTTAAGTCTTCGGCTTTTAAAAAATTAGCCACTTGGGCGGTGAAGCGGAAACTTGAATTGTTCTTGATTCCCTCCCGAATGCCTTGATTTTGCATATCGAGTAGCTTCATCGTCGGGTCAAGAACTGAGTTGCTTTCTCCCCTTAAGTCCGAACGATAGAGAAACTTGTTGATAATTCCGACTTGAGGTAGCTCAACCGCCGCTTTTTGACCGTTGCTAAAAGTAAACTTAACCCACAGTTCCGGACTGCCGGCAACATTGACAAACTCAACAAGCCTCGGATTTACCGGATAATATCCGGATATTTCGTCGAGCTCGTTAAGAATCGGAACAATGAAACAGGTGTTTTGCGTCTCGTAAATCGTCGCTACCTTATACAAAAACTGCGCCGACGTCATCCACGGGTTAGGCTTATTGTTGAGCAGAGTTTTTATTCTTCCAAGATCCGCGCCCGTAACATCCGGCGACAGCTTTGAGACGTGATTTGCAAATGTATGGATGCAAGCTCGAGTTAACTCCATTTCGTAGACACCGCCGTCATAGGTCGTGTAGACGGGTGTATATCCGTCAAGCATTTTAAAATATCCCTTTACATTTGCTTTTTGATTTTTAGTTTTAAATATTTTTTCAAATAATCCCATTTGGAAACTCCTTTATGCCGCATTTTTGAGCTGTTCTCCAATGACTTCAAACCACTTTTGCCGGACAGTTAATGTGTCAAGTAAAGCAGCACAGCCGTCAATGTGACAGCGCTGTTCAATTTTAATAATGCGAACTCTGCGGCTTTCCGAATTTACTTTTAAAGCTGTGTTTAACAGATGCGCTTTAAGCAGGTTATTATCACCGATTCGCAGTTTACCGTCACGCATCAAGCCCTCAGCTTCATAGATAACCGGTGTAAGATTTTCGCCTTGATAGACGTCGTCCATGTGGAAGCCGTAAGCCTTCATCTGCTGGATGAGGTACTGCGCAGAATAGCGGTCGTAGCCTATCTGCAGTGGGTAAATGTGATATTCTTCGACAAGCCTTACAAACCACTTAAAACAATCGTTATAATCGACGTAATTATCGCCTGAGAGCTTGATTAAACCCTGCTTTTCATAGATTCTATACGGAACACCTTCGCGCTCTTGAAGCTCATCAATCTTGTTTCTCGGCATAAAAAATTGTGCAAAAACATACAGTCTACCGTCTTTTTCAATGATGATGCAGCAAGCCGTTAAGTCTGTTGTTTGAGAAAGGTCGATTCCGCCGACGCAATAACATTCTCTGAAGTCGTTCAGATCCAGCTTTTCACCCGTCAAAGCGTCGATAACTTCATATGGAAGCCACGCAACAGAGCTGTTCTGCTTTATGTTGCAATATTTCGTTAAGAATTCAGTCTTTTTACTAAGAGATTGCTCTGCAATGGCTATTTCTTCGAGGTAGAAATCCTCCGAGACGCTGACACCAAGGTTTGGATTGCTTTTCTTCAACTCTTCAAGATCGCTCCATTTTTCAACGTCGTCGATCATGTAAAGCAACGGCAGAAGCCTCTTTTCGTTGCTGTTTCCGAGAAGAAATGCGGTTGAACGCTTCATCAGCTCGTCATATATACTGTCATTAACATATCCGGCGGTTGAAATAGAGAGAATCATCGGTTGTGTTCTGCTTCCGAGGGCGGATTTCATTACTTCGTATTGCTTCAATCCAGCGTCTCCCTGCCAAGCGGCAAGCTCGTCGCAGACAACAAGCTGCGGATTAAATCCGTCGCTTTTCTTCGCGTTAAAAGCGATTGGCTTGATCACGGTATTGCTTTCGGAAATGTAGATGTCGCTCCGTCGCTTCTTTGCAAGCTCGGCGAGCTCCGGTTCAAGCTGGATCATCTGATAGAACCCGTCATAAACGAGATTCGCCTGTTCGAGCTTCGGAGCAAGGCAGTAGATTTCCTGTCCGTATTCGTCCTCGATGTAAGCCATGTAGCTGATTATTGCCGAAGCGAAAAGCGATTTACCGTTTTTTCTCGCAATAACGATAAACACTTCTCGAAAGATGCGTACACCGTTTTCATCGACGATGCCGAACATTGCACTGACCGCCGCTTTTTGCCACAGTTCGAGTGTAATGAGGTCGTTTCTTCCCTTGCTGTGATGGCAGAAATTTTCAATATATTTAATGGCTTTTTCTGCCTTTTCAGCATCAAAAAAGTATTCATTTGACTCGATTTTTTCACAAATTAACGAGTATATTTTCTTGATCCACTTACCAACCCGCACTTTTTTAGTCCGAATGGCTTCGTTATATTCGGTGATATAACCGCTTGTCATTTTTTCTTTTTCAGCTCCTCAAGCTTTGAGTTCTTGCGTTTCGCTGCCGGAACGAGATCGGTGAGCTGCTTAATAATTGCGGCGTAATTCTTCGACATGTTGAGATAGATTTCAACCTCGGGACTTTTCTTTGTGCCGAATTGGTTTTCACCGTTTTTATACTCGGAAACACAGCCTTCGTCGTTGATTGTCTCTTGAAGCTCGTCAAGTGTTACTGACATAAACGCGGCTTTTTCTACGAGCGGATCTACAAGCTTTTTCTTGTTTTCGTCGAGGTCCTTAAAAATTCTCTTGATTTTTTTTGCTACTTTTTGAATTTTCTCTGACTTCGTTTCTTCTGTTTCCTTTTTGCTCAATTTCTCACCTCATATCTACACCACCACACCCCCTCTACACCACGCATGCGCGACCTGCAGGGTAAAATTAAAGAGGGGCGCTCGGTCAAATCGCCTTACTGTAATTTTGCTTTTAGGGGGGGAGGCTTAATAATTTCCTCGCTTAACGACTGTTCCATCAGGCAAGTAACAAGCTCGGCCGTTGTTGTATATGTTCCGTGCTGGATCAACTTCTTTATTGTGGCAGAGATGACATTCATACCGAAAGAGCTTAGGGTTGAGGGCTATGTCAGGGTCGTTGCAGTTAACGTCGTTAAGCCATATCGTGTGGTGGACAATCTTTCCGGGACGCTCGCCACAGACTTGGCACATTCCTCCGTCAATCAGTGTGCGCTCTTCAATGAATGTCTTCCGTGCACGCAGCCACGGCATCGATCTGTAAAATTCTTCCTGTGTCATTTGATATAATAGTTCTTTAGCTTGTAATAATTCTCCATAGCCTCACTCCACATATCCCAGAGAACTGCACGCTTATGCTTGAGCTTATAATCATCTGTGTGTTCCGGGATAGCTTCGATCTGAGATTTAATGTGATCCGCTTGCGATTTATAATTTTCGGCAAGCTCGGCAAGTGTTTTCATGTTCTCACCCGTGAAAAAGCCGCATCGAGCAAGTGCAATTCAGCTCAACACGGCTTTTGTTTATTTTCGTTATATTTATCTTAGCAGTTTTCTTGTTCCGCATTTCCACAAGTTAGACTTTTTTATCAAGAATGTAATAAAATTTGTGGCGATATTTCGTAAATTTATTTTTATCACACGGAATAGAGAGCGCGATATACGGCACACCATAGCAGATATTCTTTCTGAGCTCAGGGATAACGTTCATATCTCCACCGGCGGCATCGTGTAAGCAACGCTCCACAAGTTCAACAAGATCGGCGGACTTCATGGCTCTATCCGCCTTCCGTTCAACAACTGACGATGCGTTTGAACTGCCTCTCGGCATTCCGTCAAAGCTGCCTGCCGAGAGCTCATAGCTATCGTTGCGTTCTCGTATCCATTCTGGATATTGAAAACACTTGTGTTTCAGTTCAAGATAACGCTCTCTCGAAATAGCATAGTCGGCAAGCGCTTGCGAATATTCTCTCGGCATTATTATTCACCCCTCAAATATCTTTCAATTTCTTTTGCCGCCGCTTCCCAGCCTTGACACCAAACGGCACGGTTGCCGAAGAGGTTAAGATTATCAAGCCAATTGAGCTGTTGCAAGCTCGGTTTTTCGCCTTTTCGCTTCATCTCTATGTAAAGTGCGTGATATTTCCCTGAGGGCACGGGCAAGCAGAGATCTGGTACGCCCTTTTTCAGCCCTTGACGACGCATAGCGGCACCGTTATAAACACTGCGTTTGCCCTCGTTCGGGATATGATATAAGAACTTGATTTCGGGATATTTACCCACGGCGAAATCAGCCCATCGGAACAGCGCTTCCTGCTCCTGAGCTTCCGTCGGGACCGGTATTTGACCTTGAAAATTATTTCTCATCGGCTCACTCCTTATGCGTATTCTCTGCTTCGTAAGATATATTTACTGTCTTTCTTGTAAAGCCGGATCGTTATGTACGGAAAATCTATCTTTTCCGCTTCGCCGTATTCGTTGATGTCATACATATCGATACGAGGATCAGCATCAACAAACACGTATCCCGGATATAATTTTTCAAAAAGCTTGGCATTGTATATGTCATTTCTTAGCTCTTGGAGCTTTCGACCGCTGATGCGTCCGTCACGCTGACTTTTAGGCGGCTGTTTCAGGTTTTTCGAGCAAACATACGAGCGGTAGCAAAGCCTCGGATCTTTCGACAAGTAAAAAGCAACTCCGGCAAGACCTGTTTTTGTGAAAATAAGATGCGACGTGTGAATATAGCTCACTTTTGGATCTTTAGTAAACCGCTTGTTCCATTTTTCTCTGAGAATCTTTGCGCCAAGCTCGCCCGAACAGACAAGGTGATAGTGCGGTCGGCCGTTTTTCTCTCCGAGCTCGGGTATATACATGCTGCGAAAATCAATGTTTGCTTTTTTATAAGCGTTTTTGATGTTTCGGAGGAAGCACGAAAACTCTCTGCCGTCCAGAGCCTTATCATACGGAAAGTCCGACGGATATGAAAGCTCACAAAGATAATCCTTCGGCCCGAAGTTTTCCTGAAGCAGCCAAGTAAACTTCCGAGCCGCATTCCGTTCGTTGAGCTTTTGCTGAACAGCTCTTGTCGGCTTTGCTTTTGCCGAACGTCTGCCTGTCGGCTTCCGAACGGGGAAAATATCAACCTCCATATAATCACCTGATTTATGGATGCTCTCTCGGTTAAGTTTTCGCACGTGTTTTCCTCCTTTCGTTTTGTTGATAACTTAATACACCATACTTTCCCGTTACGGACTTTTCCAGTCCGTCATTTTTAGCACCGAGGGGCTCGGCAGAACCGAACCCCGTGTATTAAGTTTTTTGAGTTAAAATGAAGTTTTATTTAACCTCGACGCTTGGAATAACGTTTGTATCGAAATAAACCTTGTAATGATAAGGATCTGTATGTGTACCGCCTATGTCTTCAACCACATACAAGGTGTAATCATTCAGATACACATAGTTCTTTTTATATGTATCCTTTGAGGTTTTGGCGGTAACAACAAGCTCGTTAGTTGTATTGTTTGAAATATCGATATATCCTTCGATATAAAGGATGATCTTATCAGTTCGGGCATTATAAACCGTAACTCTACGTTCGCAATCGAAATAATTAGCTTGCCAGTTCAGATTGATGTTTACTCGCTCCGCTTCTGTACAGCCGGACAACAAGCCGCCAATAAGTACAATCGCTAAAATCACAGCGATACATTTTCTAAAATGCTTTTTCATAAATAATACACTCCTTAATATTTTTCGTTTGCTTTTAATTCTTCCGTATGACCGACTGTGCGCTTGACGGAAATCGAGCCTTTACCCGATTTACTGATTTTAACCTTGCCGTGACCTACGGTTGTAACCGTCAAATCAAAGACTTTTGCATCAGCAATCAAGCGAGCCGTTTTTCTGAGGATGTCAATTATTTCATCGTTCTCAATTTCCGTCATGCCGAGTTCGCGCGCATTGGCAACACAAAGCAGCTCGATGTTAAAACACGCTTCATCAATCTGCTTCTCTTTGCTTCGCCAAGCTCGGGCACCGGGGCATTCGCATGTTTGTAATGCAAGCTCGGCGGATTCGGCATCGGTCAAAGCTTGATTATCCTCGTTCATCAAAGCTTGTCCGCATTTTGGACACGTTATTATCATTTAGTTCACCTCCCGTTTTAAAAGATTTTAAAATTATTTCGATTTGCCGCAACTATGTCAGATCTGAGATCATCAATAAGTTCTTTGACGATCTTTGCGGATGATGGGAGCTGTGATATTTGCAAAGCATGGTTTTGCATATATTCTTCAAAGCTCAGGACTTTCTTTCCTACGTATTTACAATATTGCATCTCGAGTAATGCTCCTGAGCTTTCTTTATAATCCGGAGCAAAAACTGCTATATCCGATGAGTCAATCATGGCAAAACAAATCCTCGCGTAATCAGCCGGTTCCAATCCTGTCGGAAGGGCTGCAGGGTTAATCACGGTTGTTCCCGGTATTTTCAGAAGCTCTGATTCCATGTTTGCAAATTTTTCTTTATAATTCGGATCACCGGTAATCTTTCCGGCGATATAAATCTTAGTCTTTAGCATTTGTTCCGTCGCCTCCCTTTCTCGCAGCCTCAAATTTAATAAATCGTTTCAGCTTCTTCGAACATTTTCGGCACACAGTTCTTTTTCTTGCAAAGACCATGATATTATTGCCTATCTCAACATCTCGCTGATCCAAAATACTCTTTATTTCTTTGCCACACATATCGCAGCATGTCATTTGTTATCACCTACCAAATCTTTTAACGCATCGTCAATATCTTCCATTAAGCACCTATTCTCAATATCTGATTGTTTGTCACGGGTGCAAGATAGTAGTTTGATTTTGCTATTATGTCATTATAGGCTGTTTCGCCCTGAAAACTGTTTACAACCTCTTTTTCGGTATCGGTCATATCTTTATATGCCTTTTTGCCATAGCAAGGCGGCAACCAGTTTTTGTTCTGAGCGACGTAAATATTAAACCGCTCTATCAGTTCGGGACAGCTGAATGTAATGTGTACTGTGCCTTTTTTATAAAAAGTCGCTTTGAAATATTTTAGCTGTATGTTCTTTGTTATGCCCTGATTAAAACAATTTTCAAGGCTGTGCCAAAAATCTATATCTCTCGTCATACCGCCATCAAGAAAATTTAAAATTCTTTCGATATCTTCTAAACATTTTCTCGCTTCATAAACTTGCGGCTTGCCGCTCCAACTGCTGAAAATGCCGTAGCACGGTATTATGACCTTCTTATCAATTTTGTGCGCTTTATTCGTCGCCCAGCCGTCGAAATAGTGCCTGTTTTTCTGCGTTTCGGGATACCAGCTATGTTCTTCTGTCAATCGGTCAAACATTGCTATGATTTCATCTTCAATGCCTGTTTTTATTTGTGCGTTCATTTCTGCTGATAATGTGTAAATGTTAAATTCTGAAAAATCATAATCAGCAAGTTTTTCAACTTTTTCTCGGTATTCATCTTGTAATTTGCTTGTGAGTTTGCTTGTAAACTTCGGGTTTGACAATAATGCTCTCCAATATTTCAAGCGCACCGCCTTTAAATAACTGTTTATTGATATTTTTTCATAACTTCTGTCGTTCGTGTCTTTTAGCTTTAAAATCGGCTCGTTGTATTTGTTTTCTTTGTCAAAACTAACAAGCATATAAGGGACTAACGCCTTATATTGTCTTATCAATTCAATGCCCGCTTTAACTTCAACATTAAACTGGTTTACCGCCGCTTTGATATAATCGTTTACTTCAAGGTCTGTTACATCTTCGTAAACATCCTCTATCTGTTCAGCCTTTCTAAAGTGATTGTAAATATCGCTTTCTTCTTGCACTTCTGCAATAGCAACCTTAATCAATGCAATTTCAACGCCTGTTCGACGCTCTGCCTTTGTAAAAGCATTGTCGATATATTCAATTTGTGCATTATATTCATCAAGCTTTTTTAACAACTCTTTCCTTGTTTCGGTATAAGGGTTTCTAAGCGTTTCGGCGTTCAATAGACAAATTATATTACCGCCTTTTGCTTGCATTGTGAGGGCTTTTAATAGGTGCTTATCGCCGTTTGAAAATGGAGGGTTCATAATAATAAGGTCATATGTTTTGAACGGCTCATATGTCAAAAAATCATCATGTACGATATGAATACCGTTTTCAAAAAATA